CGCCTGCGGGAGCAGCGCCTTCGCCGGAACAATCACGCGGGGTGATAGTAACGGTGATGGGATTACAGTTGTAATCAAGCCAGAACTGTTCGAGAGTCTTGAAGATTGTCGGATCGTACGGGGCAGTCAGAGTTACATTGTCTGCTGTCCGGGGACCCACAACGTGGTAAAGGCGGTTTCCTGTGCCGTTTGCGTAGGTGCTGCTGTCTGAGGAATCGTTGATTCCGCTGAACTGGGTGAACACCGCTGTAAAAGTCGGTCCACCAATCGCAGTGAAGCTTACTTCGTACTGCGCCTTTGTAATCGGACGTAAAATAGCCATGATAACACCTCCTTAGTATTCCTGTATCAGGACAGGATGTCGGTGATCATCGCGCCAGAACCGATAAGACCAGTAGCACCAAGGCCCACGAGGTTAACCACACGCTCAACGGTGATTTCAGCGCGGACCACACGACGCTCACGGATGTAGTACTCAGGACGAACGGCAGGGGTGCCGGTCAGCTGGTAGGTGTAAGCGAAGGCAGGGGTAGCAGCGTTAGCGCCACCAGCAGGCATCACGGAGTCCGAAGGACCATTCGGGCTGTAGAACAGCAGGATGCCGTTCTCAGGGAACACAGGCATCAGCTGGCCGTCAGTGGCCAGGTAACGACCCTCAGCCACACGCAGACCGCGCTCGAGACCGAAGTAACGGGCCAGCATGTCGGTGTCGATGCTGTCGGCGGTGGTGTACTTGATGCGCTCAAGGATCGCCTGGTTGGTCAGCAGCTGGTCGAACACAGCGGTGCCAACAACCATGGAGTTGGGGCGGATGCCGATCTGGTTAGCGACGGAGCGCTTCAGGGTCAGCACGTCCTCGATCGGGTTCGAGGTCAGGGAGGACCAAGCGGAAGGACCAGAGGCAGTGCCGTAGGCAGTGTTGAAAGTGGTCCAGCTGGTGAAGCCCAGGCCGTCCTGGGTGCCAGCGCCGGTGTTGGGCTCGTAAGGGTTGTAGGTACCGGTTACGGTAACAGCCTGAGAAACGGTGTACTCATAGGCGTTCATCAGGCGGGACATTGCGTTGCGAGTTTCGATCGCACGCAGGTCAACCTGAGCGGGGCCTTCACCGGCGTTCTCGATAACTTCTTCCGGCAGTTCCCAAGCCACCACTTCTTGCTCGAGAGCATAGGGCTCCGAGTCGTAACGGCTCTGAACGTAAGGAATGTTGGTGCCATATGCACGACGGAAGTCGTTAATGGCGAATTGCTCCTTGCCGAAGCGCAGAATCCGGCCAGCACGGGTCGGGGTGTCTACCACGGGGGCAATGAAGTTGGCGATGTTAGTCGCCGGGAGCATGAAACCCTGTGCAAGTGTAGTCAGAATAGGATCTACACCTGCATAGGTCTGTTGCAGGTTCATCATGGGAGGAAATCTCCGAAATCTTTGTCTTCAAATGTGTGCACACAGGGCTGGGGCTTACTCCCAAAGGATGCCCAGCCAAATGTAATAAACCAGATCAGCAATCAGGCGAAGCTGACGAGAACGAGCTGGCGACCACCAATGTTCACGTTTTCGCGAACCAGTGGGGTAGCACCATCCAGAGTCACAGGTGTGCCAGCGGCAACAGCTTGACCCAGGCCATTCACGTTCAGTTGGCTGTTCAGGCCGATAGCGGCAGAAGCGGGATCCACTTCAACAAGCAGCAGGCCGCTGGTAGCCACAGTCAGCTGGCGAGCGGTGTAAGGCTGGGCCAGAGCGGTGGGCATGTAGGCCTGGTTGATACCACAGATGTTGGTGGGCGGAACAGTGAAGTAAACGCCGGGGGCAGCGTAGTTAGGGCCAGCCCAGGTGGCGTAGCTCACAGCGCGGAGTTCGCCGACTTCGACAACACCGATGGTTCCGGCTTGGTCGTCAACGGGAGCTTCCCAGGTTTCGGCGTAGCGGATGTACTGCTTGCCATAGATTGGTGCGGCGTTAGTAGCCATGTTTTTATCCTCAAAAAATAGATGGACTTCAAATAGTTTTCACTGAGAATAGTTTTGAGAACTCAGTAGAATGTAATGGGTTTTACCCTAACGGTATTCCAGATAACAGCGACAACGATCGTAGCATCGGCAACCCTTACCGGGCATGGGCATTTCCCCGATAGGGACCCATCCCTGGGCGTCATAGTTGCGGCAGTCTACGCACGTTTTCTTGTCTTCCCTGGCCACCCTTCTCATTTCCTTGTAACCTTGATCCTGTGCAACCATGTACTGGCCAAGGTTGTAGAAGGAGAAGGTGGGTGTAGCCAGGTAGCGGGATACGCGGTCGGCCAAAGCTGGCCAGCTTCTTCCTTGTGCCCGTCGTTGCGAAGCTTCTTCGGCACCTTCCTCACTTGGGTCGATACCGGCGATTTCGTCAACGCCGAGGTCGATGGCTCCGGGGACAGCCCCGAGGAGATTGTAGTCTGCAAAGTCTACGGTTTGATCTCCCAGGCGCAACACGCCAGAGTCAATGTATTCTTTAGTCTCTGCTAAAAACTTTGTGAGAGGCGGGAGCATGTCGCCCACGATAATGGGCCAGCATTTCTCCAGCTTCCGGTCGGTTTTGTCGTCTTTGATGCCCAGGATACAAGCGGCAAGTGCAGAGATGAGAGTGCGTTCCAAGACTGATCTCTCGTATTCATCCCACCTCATTAACTTGTCGCGCAATCCCTTCACTAAGCCAAGGGACTCTGCCTTCATCCGCTCTTCCAGAATCGGCTGCTCTTTGTATTTTCGAGCTAGAGTTTTGGCTTGGGAGAAGAAGTCGGATCTCCGCTTTGTCGCCATACTAACGAGTGAGAGGAGATCCATAACTACCTCAGCCTTGGAACATGGTCTTCTTCAGGGCTTCCACGTAGTCCATCTTGCCTTCGGACTCTTCCACCATGCGGAGAGCCTTGGCGTGAGGATCGAGATCCTCTTCGGCGTACTGGAAGGTGCCACCGGCGACTTCCCCGAAGGAAACCATCGGAGGAAGCTTGCTCAGCAGAGCCAGCAGCTTGGTAGCGGCAGTTTCGCCCTCGGAAAACTCGAGGGTACCAAACTCCAGACCTTCCACATAGGAGAGAAGCTCCTGCTCGGGCATGATGCCGTCAGTCAGGCGACCTTCGGTATACATGTGACCGATTGCCTCAGCCATCTGCATCCGACGGAAGTTCATCTTCTCCATGCGGTTGCGGTTCTCAAGCTCAGCGTACTTTTGCTTGAGGTTAGCCAGCTCTTCAGCCATTTGCTGAATGCCCATACCCATGGGGCGAGCCTGGCTCATGGAGCCCATACCGCCGTACTCGTTGCCCATGGGGCTTACGTTCGACAGATGGTCGCTGAATCCGCAGTGGTCGGTGCTGTACTCGTTGTAGGACTCTTCGCCCTCGTCCACACCGTCGTCGCCTTCGCCTTCCTCATAAGTGGAACCGAAGCCGGTCTTGGTGTA